CCAATCTATATTACTCATACTATGAATGTGTTTGGCGAAAGACAGCATCCGGAAAAGTATATTCCGATGTGTATTAAACGAGCAAGAGACGGTGAAAAGATTACGATCCATAGCGATAACACCAAAACAATTGCAGGATCACGTCACTACATACACGCTGAAGATGTAGCTGATGCTGTTATGTTTCTTTTTGGTAAGGATGTTAAAGAATTGGAATGGGGTGGCGCAAAATGCCCTAAGTTTAATATCGTAGGTGCTGAAGAAATTGATAATTACGAGCTTGCAAAAATTATTGCTGAAACGCAAGGAAAAGAATTAAATTATGAATACGTGGATTTTCATTCAAGCAGACCTGGGCACGATCTTCGTTATGCATTGGATGGAAATAAAATGGCTGAAATGGGTTGGGTACCTTCCAAATCTGTTCGGGAAAGAATTGAAGAAGTTGTTGATTGGACACTTAAAAACGATAGATGGCTCGTTTCAGAGTAGAACTTTTTTATAAATAAATGTAAAGGATTAATAGGTTTCTAAATGACAACTCAGGCTAATTTATATGTAGGTAAAGGGACTGATTTTGCAATAGATCTTGAAATAACTTATGATGCAAATCCTGGAGAAGTTTTTTTAATAAGCGACAAGTCGTTTTATTCAAGTTTTAGAAAACATTATTCTTCAGCTGCCATAGCAAATGCCGAAGTTACGTTGTTATCTTCTGCTAATAATATATTAGAATTTGCGTTATCAGCTGAAGCGACTGAGAATGTAGATCCAGGAAATTATGTTTACGATATTATAATGGTTAATCCTTCGGGGGCAAAAACAAAAATCCTCGAAGGTCTTTTAAAAATAACACCAACGGTAACACAAATATGATTTCAAATAGAGAAAAAATAAAAGTTTTTGTAAATCAAAACACCGGAGTAGTTACTAGATCTATTTTTGATTTGGCCGATGTTGATTTGGCAGGAGCAGCAAATAACGAAATATTAACGTATGATTCAGCAACCAATACAATAGTTGCAACTTCCGCATCTTCGATTCTTTCAATTGATGGAGACGGAAATGTGATTGATGGTGGCAGTTATTAAATTATAAATAAAAGAAACAGAATAAGTTTAAGGTGTAAAAGTGGCTATAATCAAACATAGATTATCTGGTGTAACAGGTAGGGAACCTACATTAGACCAGCTCGTATTAGGCGAATTAGCCGTTAATACATACGATGGAAATATCTTCGCAAAAATAGATCGTGAAGGTACCGAAGAAATAATTAAATTTACCGGGACTAACCCGGTTAAAAATGTTTATTACGTACAAAAAAATGGCAGTGATGCAAACAACGTTCTTGGTAATACATGGAGCGCAGCTTTTGCTACGATTGAAAGAGCAATTCAAGAAGTTGATACGAGAGACGGCGAACTTACTATTATTGATGTAGGTCCTGGCGAGTATACATCTCAAGGCCATATTGATGTTCCTGATAATTGTCTTCTTCGCACCTGTCACAGATCTACAATAATAAAACCGGAAACTGGTTATGAGGAAAAAAACGTTTTTAGACTTGGGTCTGGATGTTTCATAGAAGGATTTGTATTTGAAGGCTGGAGATTGGATAGCTTAGAAAATCCAACCGAAGGTTTCGCGGTATCGTTTAGACCAGGTGCAGTAATTCGTAGAACTCCATATGTACACAAATGTGTTGTTCGAACAACTCCTTTCTGGGACACAATTGCACCTCCACTTGATAGAGCAAACTCCAATCCGTTGTATGGTAGAGGCGCTGGTGTTATTCTTGCAGATGGTCTTGTTTGTTCTGCGAGTAGTATTTACCCTAATATCATGGCATGGGGTGCAACGCCAGTATCTCATAATGGTATTGGATATTGTGCTAAAAACGGTGCACTGATTAACGCAGTGAATGCTATTAGTCTTTGGGCACACAAACACTTCCTAGCGTTATCAGGTGGCCATTTAATTCTTTCTGCTTGTTCAACACAATTTGGTGATTATACATTAGTTGCTAGTGGAACTCGCGATCTTGTCCAAGCGACTGAAGTTGCAGAAGGTACATTAACTATTCAAATCGCGGCATATCAAGCAGTAGGCGCCGCGGCTAATACTATTATTGATGCAACGATTACAGATTTAGTAGATAATGGATTTACTTCTTCGTGGGCTACAGGAGACGAGGCCCTCTGTCGTAGAGATGCCAAAAACCTTATACAATCAATAGAATGGGTTCTTCAAACAGCGGTAGAAAAACCAATGTTAGATTTTCAAAAAGGATTGTTTAATTTAGACGGAACACCGACAATAACCGCAGGTAAAGAAACTGCAGCTATCAGAGCATGGCAATTTATAAGAGCTGAAATAAAAGCGTTATCCGGCGTCAACGCGGCTTCTGATACTATCGTAGATGCTTTATTTGTAGCATTAATTAATACACAACAAAACCCAGTAAGAATTTCAGAACCTTCAACTATTACAGCAATCGGTCATACTTGGAATTCAATTATGACAGGTGTTGCTCTTACTCGCATTCCGCCAGCGAAAAATAAGACAACAATAGAAGAAAGTATTTTGGAATTAAGTAACGGAAAAGTTATTGCTTCTGGACAAGACGATCAAGGTTCTGCGCTATTCGTTGGCGGTATGAAAATTGATGCTGACACAGGAGAACTTTCTGGACCACCATTCGATCAGGCAGTAAATAGAATTGCCACAAGAGCAGCAATCGCAAGGAGTTTTTAAATAATGGCACGCATTACATGTAGAACCCCATCTACGGGGAAACCATTAAGAATTATACAAGCAGATGTTGCAAGTACATTTGTAACAATCGCAGAAGCACCAGACTTTTCGGTACCAGACGCGTCAAATAAGTTCCCAGATCGCGATCCAACTGATGATACTCGTGCAATCAGGCCAGGTGAAGTATTCTTTTTGACTCCGATAGCAGCAAAAAATAAAGATACTGTTACTAGGTGGGTTGAGGCAATTTTTGTCACGGAAGATAGCCAAACAATAGAGTTTGCTAAGGTGGAAGTACCAGCTGGTGATACAGCGTTGATACCTTTACAGGGTAGAAGTTTATTAAAAAGAGTAGCAAACAATGCGTCTGGTGATACTTTACAAGTAAGAGCAGAAGTAGCAAATATGTTTGATATTTGGGTTTCTGCAGAAGAGAAAACGTCAAACGAACACGTTGGAGTTGAATAAAAATGGTAAAATTAATATCCGATTCTACCGTATCGGGTAGAATATCAAAAACTCCGTCATCTGAAGTTTCTGAAGATAGATACGAATTTTTAACTCTATCTGAAACAGAACCAGATCTTGGCGTACCATCTGCTAACGGTTACATACTTGCATCTGATGAAGATGGGTCTAGAAATTGGATAGACGGAAGTACTATAATTGGTCCACAGGGTATTCAAGGTATCACTGGTGAACAAGGTATTCAGGGTATTCAGGGATTTCAAGGTCTCCAAGGTACAAAGGGTGATCCTTTTAAAGTATTAGGATCTGTTCCTGATGTTAATGTCAATCCGCCAAATAACCCGCAAACAACTCTGTCTGCAGCTTTCTCATCGCCTTCTTTGGCTGACGGTGTAATTGACGAAGCAACATCAAACCTATGGGTTTGGGGTGGTAGTGATTGGGTTAACACCGGAGACATCGTTGGACCGCAAGGTATCCAAGGTATTCAAGGTATTGCGCAACAGGGTATCCAAGGTATTTCTGGTGAACAGGGTGTACAAGGTATCCAGGGTGTTCAAGGTATAACTGGCGACCAAGGTATTCAGGGTGTTCAAGGTATCCAAGGTATAACTGGTGAACAGGGTATTCAGGGTACTGACGGTACCGGTAATCAAGGTATTCAAGGTTCTCAAGGTACTACTGGTGAACAAGGTATCCAAGGTATTACTGGAGAACAGGGTATCCAAGGTAGTCAAGGTGACCAAGGTATTCAGGGTATTACTGGTGAACAGGGTGTACAAGGTACTGACGGTACTGGAAACCAAGGTATCCAAGGTGTTACTGGTGCTCAAGGTATACAAGGTATAACTGGTGAACAAGGTATTCAAGGTTTAACAGGAGCTGGTGAACAGGGTGTTCAAGGTATCCAAGGTATTACTGGTGAACAAGGTATTCAAGGTATTAGCGGTACATTAGGTTCTGTAGGTGCTCAGGGTGTTCAAGGTATTCAGGGTATTACTGGTGAACAAGGTATTCAGGGTATCCAAGGTGTTACTGGTGCTCAAGGTATCCAAGGTGTTACTGGTGCTCAAGGTATTACTGGCGAACAGGGTATTCAGGGTATTACTGGAGCTGGGTCACAGGGTATACAGGGTATTACTGGTGGACAAGGTATTCAGGGTATTACTGGTGCCGCTGGCGCCCAAGGTATTCAAGGTATTCAAGGTATTCAAGGTATTACTGGCGGACAAGGTATCCAAGGTATTACTGGTGGACAAGGTATTCAAGGTATTCAGGGTCGTCAAGGTATCCAAGGTATTACTGGCGTTGGTTCGCAAGGTATCCAAGGTATTACTGGTGGACAAGGTATTCAAGGTGGAGCTGCAGAAGCTGCTTCTGCATATGAATTGCAATCACTAAATGATACATCAACAAATCAAGATTTTTATCCGGTTTTTGTTGGAGCAACTGGATCTGTTCAAACAATTACGTCGTCAACAACAAAACTGTATTTTAATCCTTCTACTGGCGACTTGTCAGCAACAGGCTTTAATTCACTTTCAGATGCAACAGTTAAAGAAAATATTTTACCAATTAATGATAGCTTTTCAATACTTGATAAAATTGATACATATAAGTTTAATTGGAAAGATACAAAAGAATTGAGTTATGGTGTTATGGCGCAAGAATTAGAAAAAATCATGCCTGAGCTTGTAAAGAAAAATGGCAATGGTCAAAGAACTGTTTCATATATTCCTTTAATTGCAATCATGATCGACGCGATAAATAAACTAAAGGAAGAAGTTAAAAATAAGTAACTTCTAGTTTTATTATGTTTTATTATGGAGTGAAAATATATTATGAGTTTTTTCGAAAAAACTAAAAATGGACAAGAAGTTGAAAGCACGTATCATTACGGCGACAGTGATAGTTTTGCAAAAAACGTTTTAAATGATGGGGGTGATATTTACCCCCTCATTATTCCATCAAATCTTACAAACGGCACAGGTTTAATGAACCCGTCTATATTGAATATAGACGGTAAACTTGTTGTAAATATAAGACACGTAAACTATACTTTCTATCATTCAGAAAGAAAACTGTTTCAACACCCGTGGGGACCTCTTACGTATTTGCATCCCGAGAACGATATGCATCTGAGGACAGAAAACTATTATTGCGAATTAGACGATTCGTTTGAAATAACTCGGTTTAATAAAATAGACACAAGCAAATTTGACAACTACAAACCAATGTGGGACTTTGTTGGTCTTGAGGATGCGCGTTTAATTGAATGGAATGGAAAACTATTTACATCAGGAGTACGACGTGATACAACTGAAAACGGCCAAGGGAGAATGGAACTTTGTGAAATTGAAGTGCGTGAAGATAGTGTTGTAGAAGTTTCAAGATGGAGAATTCATCCACCAAACGATAAGAATTCATATTGTGAAAAGAATTGGATGCCAATTGCAGACCAGCCTTTTAAATATGTAAAATGGTGTAACCCAGTAGAAGTTGTAAAAGTTAACGAAACTCCAACTGATGACAAAGTTTTTGAATCAAATTGGGTCGAATCAGAAACATGCCACTTACAATCTTCTGGTAATTTTTTAAGTAAGGATCCGCGTGGAGGTTCGCAAGTAATTCCGTTTGGTGATAATTACCTTACACTTACTCATGACGTTGATTTATTTAAAAGTGATGTTGGAAGAAAAGATGGTGTGTATCGACATAGGTTTATATTATTTGATAAAGACTGGAATATACTAAAACATTCAAAAGATTTTTCTTTAATGAACGGACATACTGAATTTTCAGCAGGCATGTGTCATTACAAAGATAAAATACTTATTACATTCGGGTTCCAAGATAATGCAGCATTTATCTTAGAAGTAAATCCAAAAACAATTGAAGATATGATTGGTTGAGAGGAAAATTATTATGAACAGAACTGATATTATACAATCTCTCATAAACAAAATAGAAGCAAAGAGCTATCTTGAAATAGGAATTTCAGAAGGATACAATTGGAGAGAAATAAAATGCAAACACAAAGTAAGTGTTGACCCAGAACCGCTGTCAAAAGCTGATTGTGTTATAACGTCCGATGAATTTTTTGAAAAAAATAAAGAAACTTTTGATGTAATATTTGTTGATGGTTTACATCACGCAGATCAAGTTCATCGTGATATTACAAACGCAGTTGATATTTTAAATGAAGGTGGTTATATAGTATGTCACGATATGAACCCACTTAAGGAAGAACATCAAATCATACCATTTAAAGGAGGTACTTGGAATGGTGATTGCTGGAAAGCATTTGTCAATTTAAGAGCAACTCGAAAAGATTTGGAAATGTACACTGTTAATACAGATCATGGTTGTGGGATAATTAAAAAAGGTAAGCAAAAAACTTTAGATATACCAAATGGTGAATTAGAATATAAAGACTTTGACAAAAATAGAGTAGAATGGTTAAATCTTATTAGCCCCGAAAAATTTGGAAAAATGTTTGGAATGACTGGTCTAAAATTCATGTTAAAAACTTATATCATGGATCCAAATAACCCTGAAAGTAATTGGAATTTAGCTCTACACTACGATACAATTGGGCAACTAGCTTCTGCGATTTCTTTTTATATTCGCACAGCCGAAAGAACAGAAGAAGATTTGTTAAAATACGAATGTCTCATTCGGGCTGCGATGTGTTTTGAAAAACAAGGTACTCGAAGATTTACTGTAAAGGGTATCGTGCAGCACGCAATAGCAACACAACCACATCGCCCTGAAGGTTATTATTTACTTAGTAAGTTTTATGAAAATGATCCTGGTGACGGTAAATGGTTTGACTCGTATACAACTGCGTCAATTGGTTACTCCTTTACAGACGACGTATTAGAGCCTCTCAGGACTGTCGTGGATTACCCTGGTAAACATGCCTTATTATTCCAAAAAGCTCATACTGCTTGGTGGTGTGGTCTTAGTGAGGATTCAAGAAGTATGTTAATGGATCTCTATACAAATTATGATTTGAAAGATGAGTATCGCAATTCAGTATATGAAAACCTCGTAAGATTAGGAGCATTCACATCTAAAAGTCTTACATTATATACAAATGAAAAACATAGTAGTTTAAAAAATCAATTTTCTGGTTCTGAAAATATCAAACAGAATTATTCTGAAGCTTACCAAGATATGTTTGTTCTTACATTATTCGGCGGTAAGAAAAACGGTAGTTACGTTGAAGTTGGTTCTGGTCATCCTACATACGGAAATAACACATACTTATTAGAAAAAGATTATGGTTGGAATGGCGTATCATTTGATATAAGCGAAGAGTTTGTTGCTGGCCATAACAAAGAAAGAAACCATACGTGTCTTCTTAAAGATGCGACTACTGTTAATTACGACTCATTCTTAAATGGTCTTGGCTTTGGTAAGGATATTGACTATCTGCAAATTGATTGTGATCCGCCCGAAGTAAGTTTTAAAGTACTATTATCAATGCCGTTTGAAACCAAAAGGTTTGGAGTAATTACATTTGAGCATGATCATTATGCAGATCCAACCGGCGGATATAGAGAAAAAGCTAGACAATATTTAAAATCGTATGGCTATGAACTTGTTGTTGGTAACATATCTCCTGATAAGGATAGGCCTTATGAAGATTGGTTTGTCCATCCAGATATTATAAATACTAATGAGTTTAGCATTTTAAAGAATAACGATGATTCTACAAAAATGGCTGAAGATTATATGATGGGCAGAACTAATAATGGCGAAGCAGCTTAAAAACTTTCCAACAGTATATTATCTTTCTTTAAAAGATTCCTTAGAGAGGCAGCGCGATTTAGAATCGCAGCTGTCCTCAAGAGGAGTAAATTTTTGTATGATTGAAGGATACGATGGAAGAACCGTTGATATCCGAGAACAATTAGATATAACAAGTCCACACTTAAGTCCTATAGGTATTTCTTCTGAAGTACTATCTGTTGCAGTATCCCATTTACATATGATATACCGTTGGTATACAGAGACCGATGAAGAAATTGGTTTCTTTTGCGAAGATGATATTAATTTTTCTCTAGCCGATTATTGGAACTTTGATTTCAGTGAATTTATCGAACCGTTGCCACAAGATTGGCAGGTTATTCAAATGTCACTAATTAAAGAAGATCCAGTTAATTGGAGTGACATGAGAATAAGAAGAAAAAGGTGGAATGATTGGTCGTGTTGTGCATATTTAATGCGACGAGAATATGCAAAGGAAATATTGGATGACTTCTACGATGTAGAAACAAATTCTTTCAACCTAAAAATAAAAGAGACAAGACACATTCCTTTACCTGAGAATGTAATATATCCTTATAACTATAAAAGATGCTACGTGTTTCCGTTCTTTACAGAAAATAGAGTACATGATTCCACTCTTATAAGACAGGACAACAAGGATAATATAGACACAATCCAAAATCAGAGTAGTAAATTTATAACTGATTGGTGGAAAGAAAACGGAAATAATATTAATATAAAGGAGTTGGTGAATATGGTAGATAAAATCCCAGTCATAGGTGCACCAGTTGTAAATAGCACTTATTGGATTTCAAGACTTATTATGAGTGTTGACTATCCTGTAGAAAACTTTGTCATTATAAACAATAATGGCAGGGGTGAATTAGATGAAGAGCTCAACCGTTTGGTTAAAATGGATCATAAGTTTATTGATAATATTAAAGTAGTTCACATGCCTGCAAATGTAGGGTGCGCAGGTGCTTGGAACCTTATTATTAAATGTTATATGTTAGCTCCTTATTGGATTATTGCAAACGACGATGTCGCCTTTGGCCCTGGTCTTTTAGGCGAAATGGTTGAAAGAATAAACGGCGATCCAATGGTCGGCATGATACATCCAAATGCTGGAGACTTTAATGTTGGCGCGTGGGATCTTTTCCTTATTCGAGAAAACGTTGTAAAGGTATTTGGGTTGTTTGATGAAAACACATACCCCGCATATTGTGAAGATGCCGATTATATTATGCGAATGTCGCATCGTCCTATTCGAAAGATTGTTGGTCTAGAGAATAAATATATGCATGGACACGGTGATAGTACAATGTATTATGAAACCGGTAGTCAAACAGAGAAAAACGAAAATGGTTTAAAAGAAAAGCTTGACCACTCAAATGAGTTAAATATTGATTATTTAACACGTAAATGGGGTATCGGTTGGAGAAAGTTGTCTCCTAATAAAGAAGTATTTGAAGGTGAAGAAACACCAATCTCAGCAACAACATACGATTTAGATTTCGTTAGACAAAAACACATGGGTTTTTAATATGAAAAATTGGCTTATTACAGAAGAAGAAATTACAGAAGAAGAAATTATAGAAGTTCAAGATGAAGAAATTACTCATCATGACGATTCTTCTGTATACGCGGTTAACCCCAATCTACAAGAAAACAAAAGAGCATTCATAATTGATAATTTTTATGCGGATCCTTACGCGATGCGAGAATTTGCGCTTCAACAAGAATACTTTGATGATGACGGGTATATCGGTAAAAGAACAAGAACACAACACCTTTTTCCAGGACTAAAGGAAACATTTGAAAGTATCATTGGCGAAAGAATTAGCGAATGGGAAACATATGGTATGAACGGAAGGTTTCAACACAACCACGCCGGTGAAAAATTAGTATATCACTGTGACCAACAAAAATGGGCCGCTATGATATACCTAACTCCAGATGCCCCACCACAAACTGGTACAAGTACCTATATGCATAGAGAAACTAAAATCCATCATAATTCCCAAATTAATTGGAACGATGGGACTGGCCATAAAGTATTTCCAGGAAATACATTTTTAGATAAGACTCCATACGATACGGTAGATTCTTTTGGTAATATTTTTAACAGATTAGTTATATTCGAAGGTGGATCAATACATGCTGCTTCTGAATATTTTGGTAGCAATATACATGATTGTAGAATGTGGCAAATGTTTTTCTTTGATGGCGAAGTTTCAAATATGCATTTAGGAGATTGATAATGAAAGTAGTTTTAGTTACAGGCGGATTTGACCCGATTCATTCTGGTCATATAGCATATTTTAATGAAGCGAAAAAGTTAGGGGACGTGCTAGTTGTTGGGGTAAATAGCAACGAATGGCTGACTCGTAAAAAAGGCCAACCGTTTATGGATATTAACGAAAGAGTTGAGATTGTAAAAAATCTTTCTGTCGTTGACTCTGTAATGGTATTCGACGATAGCGATGGTGGTGCATCCCAGGCAATTCATAATTGTTTAAATATGTATCCAAACGCTGAAATTATCTTTGCGAACGGTGGAGATAGAACAGATGATAACATTCCAGAAATGAAAATTAAAGATAAGAGATTATCATTTGTTTTCGGAGTAGGTGGAATTCACAAGATGAATTCCAGCAGTAAAATACTTACTGAGTGGAAAACACCAAAAACAGAAAGAAAATGGGGATATTATCGCGTACTTCATTCTGATGGCCCATCCACTAAAGTAAAAGAACTTGTTGTTGCGCCTGGAAGATCGCTTAGTTTGCAGAAACACGAAACAAGAAGTGAATATTGGATTGTAAGTTACGGAGAAGCAACCGTAAATCATGGTGATGATCTAGATAATATACAGACATCAGTACTTAAAAAACATGGTGAAATATACATTCCGGTCCATACATGGCATCAATTGATAAATAATACAAATGATGAAGTTAGGATAGTTGAAATACAGTACGGCAGTAATTGCATTGAAGAAGATATAGAACGCGTCTAATACCATGGCTCCTAGAATATATAATTCTATTATACTCATTGTTGAAGAAATGTCAATGGAAAAATGGTACCTGCATTGAATTAAATTATTGTAATCTAGTACCACAACTCCCAGAATAGATAATTCTATTATATCTATTATTTGAAAAATGTCAATAGAAAAATGACAATAGCTCTTTTTTTATAAATATAAACAAAAATAGGTTAACTCACATGGCATTACCAACAACACGCGAAGAGTTTAAAGATTACGTACTTCGTAAAATAGGTGCTCCGGTCATTCAAATAAATGTTTCCGAAGAACAAATTGAAGACCGTATTGACGAAGCTATATCTTTTTGGAGAGATTATCATTATGATGGAAGTCAAATGGTTTATCTTAAGCACGAGCTCACCCAAGCTGAAATAGATCAAGGTTATGTCACAGTACCGGAAAATATGCTCGGTGTTACTCGAATATTTGACTTGAGCTCATCTGTGTCAACGGGTACTGGCATTTTTAATGTGCAATACCAATTCGTTTTAAATAACCTCAGTGATATTACAGGATATAGTATACAGAACTATTATATGTCAATGTCTCATCTGCAATTTCTTCAGGAAATTTTAGTAGGAAAACCTTTAGTACGATATAACCGCCATGTAAATCGCCTTTATATTGATGGTAAGAAAAATATAATGGTCGCAGGATCGCATATTATCATTGAAGGATATGATATCATAAGTGGTGAAACATATGCTGATGTTTGGCAAGATCGCTTTCTTCAAAATTACACTTCAGCTCTAGTAAGAGAACAATGGGGATTTAATTTAACGAAGTTTACAAACATGCAACTTGTAGGTGGTGTACAGTTTAACGGTGAGCAAATATTAAGCGAAGCTAAGACAGATCGAAAAGAGATGGAAGAAAACGCCATTAATTCCCTGCAACCGCTTACCTATAATTTTGTGGGTTAATACATGGCTACTAACGCATATTTTAATAATTATGATTATTCAAACGAACAGACTCTCATTGATGACCTGGTGATCGAGTCTATTCAGATTTATGGGATAGACACGTATTATCTTACTCGTAGTTTGCAGGCTGTAGACAATATATTAAATGAAGATGATCTTTCGATCTTTAATACTTCATATGAAATGGAAATGTATGTTAAGAGTGTTGATGGATTTCAAGGTGAAGGCGACTTCCTTAGTAGGTTTGGTTTACAAATTCGTGACCAAGTTACATTTACTGTTGCAATGCGAACATTTGAGAAAAATGTAACTAACATAATCCCTACTATTTTAAGACCAAAGGAAGGAGAACTGGTATACTTTCCAATGGTTAACAAGTTCTTTAAAATTACTCACGTTGAACATGAGAGCGTCTTCTATCAGAGTGGTGCTTTACAAGTGTTCGACCTTCAGTGCGAATTGTTTGAATATTCCAATGAAAGATTCCAAACTGGTGTATCGGATATAGATACATTTTTTGATAATTATAAAACAACTGCTGTTACTTCGCTCACTGCATTAAAAACAAAAGATCCTATTGCAAATAATATAGACTTTGAAGATGCTGGTGATGATATAATAGATTTCACAGAGATAGATCCGTTTAGCGAAACTATCACAAACCCAACAGATGCTGGATAAGATATATGACATATAAAGTAAAAGGTACCGTAGTTGTAGATGCATCCGGTAATATTAACCCGGGTGACAAAACAAAGTTTGTTGTAAATGACTATTTAGAATTTGCCGATCATCCAACGACGCCTGAACAAGGCTCGGTAAGTGGTTATTCGTCTGGTGGCATGTTTCCAGCTTCTACTGTTATTGACAAGTTTCCTTTTGCATCTGACGGAAATGCAACAGATGTTGGTGATCTAACACAAGCAAGATATG